CGCGCATGTCGGGGAGGGTGATGCGCTTGCCAGCGGTGAAATCCGCCACCGCGCTGGCGCCGCGCCCGCCCGGCACCGGCGCATGCGCATCCGCCAGGTTGTTCCAGAGGAGGGCGAACAGGTCGGCGGTATCGGCGTGGGCCCGCGCCGTGCCGCCGGAGGAGGCATTGCCGATGGTGCCGCCGGTCAGCATGAGCCAGCCGGTGTCCGCCACCGCCTTCAGGGTCAGCTTCGTGTCACCCGTGGTGTAGATGGCCTGGCCTGCCAGCAGCGCCCGCACCCATTCGGTGGTGACGAGCTCGGTGTTGTTGGCGGCCAGGCTCGGCGTGACGGCGGTGTTGGTGCCCCGCAGCGCCATGCCTTCCAGCTCGGTGGGACTGCCGATGACGCTGGCGCCATCGGTCCAGATGAGGCGGCTGCGGCCGCTGGCCACCACCACACCGCCGGTCTGTCCGGCCGTCTTCACGGCGACGGGCTGGGTGCTGCCGTTGCTGAGGATCCAGTGCGCTGCCTCGCCCGGCAGCACCAGCGTGGTGGCGGTGCCAGGGTTGCCGGTAACGGAGAGGACTGGCCCCGTAATGCCGCCCTCGGCCGGGGTGATGATGCCGCCGGCGGACACGTCGATGCCGGCGGCACCACGCCCCCACTGACGCGCGAAGGCGGTGGTGGCCAGTTGGGTGGTGGCGGTGCCGGCCGGCGCCGTGGGCGCGGTGGGCATGCCAGTCAGGGACAGATCGCGCGCTTCCGTGAGAGCGGGCAGCATGTCGGTGCCGTCGCACCAGAGGGGCTGGCTCTTGCCCTGGGCGATCAGCACGCCGCCACCGCCCGCCGCGCGCATCGTGACGGTGAACCCGCCGGTGGTGCGGTTGGTGACGGTCCAGCGCCCCGGGGTGGCGGGCACGCTGACCACGGCTGCGCTGGTTAGGTTGCCGGTCAGGATGATGGAGCCGCGCCCGGCCTCGATGGCGGTCAGGGCCGTGTTGCCCCCGGTGATCTCCTTCGTGAGCTGGCCGCGCAGCGCGGACTGCACCCATTCGGTGGTCACCAGCTTGCGGGAGCTGTCGCCATCGGCAGGGGTTGGCGCCATGGGTGTGCCCGTGAAGTCCGGGCCGTTCAGCGGCGCCTTGTGCGGCATCTCTTCTTCCAGGGCATCCACATGCCCCTTCAGGTAGCCCGTGCGATTGGCGAGATTCAGGAGCGGGATGTTGGATGGGCCCGCCGGCCCGCCCAGAACCGGCGTGGTGGTTTCCAGCTGGAAGACGCCCGGCGCCCATACGGCGGTTTCGGTCAGGTTGCTCATCGCTGTGCCGCCGCCGCCCAGAGGTTGTCGATGACCTCGGGCTGCAGACCGAGCGCCATACCGATCTGCGCGATCAGAGGATGATCCCGGCGATACTGCGAGGCATATTGCCATTCGACGCTGGCGACGGCGCGCTCGTTGTCATCGGGAATGGCGGCGATGGCGGCCTCGACCGAGACCAGCGTGATGCCGGCACTGATCAGGCCAAGCCGAAGCTGGCGCGCGGTGAGCGTTGGCGCGGGGAACGGCGAGGGCGCGGCGCCGCCATCGAAGAAGGCGGCAGTGTTGACGCTGGCGAGCGTCACCGCATCAGGGGTGTCGAGCATCACGAGAGCTTCCTTGCGCCGATTACAGTGAGCCGGCCGGTGGACCAGTTCTGAACGGTGGTCGCAGCGTTGTAGAGTCGGATTGCCTCTACGCGCTGGCCTGCCGGGTGGTTCGCCAGGATGCCATCAGACTGGTATCCGACCCATGACCATGAGCCCTCAGAATTGGCGATGCAGCGCGTGAATGCGCCGATGTGGCGCGGCACTGCGCGGCTGTCGATGCCGATCAGGCTGCCTTCGATGTTCGCGGCGGAAGGCCCAACCGAGTAACCGCAATACCCCAAGAACAGGGCACCACCCGCATCGGAAAATGCCTGGCCAACCAAGCCGGCATCCTGCGTGTTAAAGGTTCTGGCCTGATAATACTGGCCCATAGCCGTCACCCAGGCACCACCGCGCTTCACCTGCATCCAGATTGTTTGCAGGCCCGCTGCAGGCACATCCACCCCCGAGAGCATGAAGCGGAGGTCGGTGAAACCGTCCGGGATCGTGACCTCAACCGTGTTCGCACCAGCGAGGTCCGCCTGTGCGATAAGTTCCATGCCCACGTCGCGCCGCCGCGCTGCCTGGGTGTCGGCAGCCGGGGCTGGGACTTCCAGCGGCGCGAAGTACTTTGTCAGGCCGGTGCTGCGATAGGTCTGCCACACGGCGCCCATCGGGTTCCCGTCGTCATCATAATGGGTCAGCACGCAATCGCTGCCGGCGTTCCCGGTGCTCTCCGCACCGCTCCCGCCGACCTCCAGCGACCAGCGCAGCTTTCCGCTGACGCGCCCTTCCAGGACCGCCGAACCCCCAGCACCGGAGGTCTTCTCCAGGACGAGGGATGGGCTCGCCATGAGGATGCGGAGCAGGCCGGACAGATCTCCACCGCCAGTCCCAAGCTTCCCGGTGTCACTCGGATGCACGTGATCGGCGCGTGCATAGCGCAGGCTGACGCCAGCCGCGGCGCTGCCATTCATGGCCGGGCTGATGCCGCTGGCCTGGGCGAGCATAAAGGCGGTGGTGGCCAGCTGGTTGGTGTTCGTATCCTGCGCAGCCGTGGGCGCGATCGGGACGCCCACGAACTGTGGGCTGGCGATCGGGGCGCGCAGCTCCACCTGTCCCTTCAGCCACGCGGTGCGGTTGGCCAGGGTCTGCGCCTGGGAATTCATGACGCCACCGGGGCCAGCCGTAGCGTAGGTGTTCAGCTCCAACTGGAAGACGCCAGCTTCCCAGGCGGATGTTTCGGTCAGGTATGACATCGCCCGTCCCTCCTCAGTAGCTGATGGTCCAGGTGCCGCTGAAACTGAGGTCTGATGCCTTCACCAGCGCGCCGGTGCGCACGCGCCGCGCGAAGAGCGTGCCGTCGGCGCAGAACAGGCCGAACTCGGTGATGGCCAGGCCATTGCCTTCGCTGCTGCCGAGCGTGAAGGCGAACTGCACGCTGTTCGAGGCGGGATAGGTGACGGCTCCGAGCGATTTCACGAAGGCATTGGTCAGGCTCGCATTGCTGGCGTCCGCGGCGCCGCTGCCTTCTCCGAATCCGATCTGGGTGATGGAACGGCCGGAGACATCGCCTCCGATCAACCGCGCCTGCTGGGTTTTCGCGCTGTTGACGATGATGTTCGGGTGGTCATCCACCTCCACCAGCACGCCGCGGCGCCGCACTTCAAGGCGGAAATGGCCGCTCGGGCCGGGAAGGGCTTCGGTGAGGGCAAGGGTCGTCATGGCGCCAGGTTGCCGTCACGACGCGCCCGGCGTGTCAGAGGGCTTCGTTCGTGACTTGGCCGGAGGAGAGCGGCCGCGTGCCGTTCAAGGGCCAGGCGCCATCCAGCATGTGCATGAACGCCAGTGCCAAATCCCCGGCTTCAGACGGTGCCGGCCCATCGTCCAGAATGTTGGTCTCGATGTTGGCCTCAAGCAGGGCATCAGCGGGAGCGCTGCTGTCGGCCATTGGCAATCCGATGGTCATGCCCAGGTCAGCGATGCCGGCGGGCTCGGCAGCCGGGCCCAGCGCCGTGTCGGCCATGCTGCCGCCGGTTATGGAGACGCTGCGCAGGCTGGTGCCGGCAGCACGCAGCCGCCTGGCCTGGGCGCTGACCGTTGCGATGAAGCCGGCGAGGTCCGTGCTGCCTTCGAGCGAGAACCCGACCGTGACATCGAAAACGCCATAGAATGCCTTCGCGTCACTGTCGTGGTGGTAGGTTCCATCATGGTCGATGGCGCCGTCATAGAGCGGAACGGACGGCCCATAGAGGGTGACATCCAGCACGGACACAGACTGGCCGGTCGCGCGCTCGATGATGGCGGCCATGGCCAGGTTGTTGCTCTTCGGCTTGATGAGCTCCGCGATGAAGCGGTCCCGGTAGTCCTCGACCGCCTCTCCGGCCAGCCGAGGGATGCCATACTGGTCTCCCAGTTCAACAAGCCACATCTCGTCGGCTGAGGGCACCGCCAGCTGATCGGCGACACTGCCAGCGACATCTGCCGCAGCGGCCAGCTCCACCGCGTTGGCATCCAGGTGAGCATAGATCGGGTTGTCGTAGGCGAGGAGCGCGCCGGTTGGGCGTTCCGCCAAGCTGACCGCCTCCTCGATGAGGCAGATGGCGCCGCGGTCCCGATGCTCGGCGTGCAGATCTTCCACCTGCCAGCCCAGGGCGCTGATGGCGGCGGCCAGGGTGCGAAGCGTGTGCGACCGCAGATCCAGCACAGCAGCGGCAGGTAGTGGGTCGCTGAGCGGCTGCAGCGTGATGGTCGCTTCAGCGACGCTCCACCGCCCTCCATCATGATGGCTGATGCGCATGGCCGCGAATGCGTCCGGATCGGTGCTGGCGGCTCGGTAGAGGTTGGAGAGAAGCTTACGGAGCAGGCGCATGATCAGGTCACGGTGATGGCGCCGGGCGCCAGCTTCTCATAGGCTTCTGGGATGATGTTGCCCACCGGGACGGTGGGGACGATATCGGTCACGCCCGCCACCGCCTTCGCCCTGGTGATCACTTCGCTGCGGTAGAAGGTGGTGCCGACCGGCAGAGTGGAGAGGTAGGTGAAGATGACGGCGCGGACCTTCGCTCGGGTCTCTTCGATATCGTAGCCGGTAGCGACCGCCACGGCCGCATCCACATCCACCAGCGTGCGCGGGGCTTTCTTCACGGTGATAGGGACGCCAGAGGCCTTCCAGCCCGTGACCTTCTCGCCGGTGGTCTGGTCGATGTAGCCGTCGATGATCTGCTGGCATCGGACCATCAGAGCGGAGGATGGGTCGCCCACCCGGTTCTCGATGTAGAGCCAGGCCTGCCCGGGCGAGTAGAGGAGAGGGTCAACCTCATACGGGTTGATGACCCGCGCGCTGGTGACGCGCTCGATTACGGTGCCGCTGGCGTCCTTCACGGTAGCGAGAGTGGCGGCATACTCCACCGCCCGATCCGTGCTTCGTTCCAGGCTTGCAATGAACTGCTGGAACCTGGCCTTGCGCTGGTCGGGGGTCTCGCCATCGTCACCGCCGGAGAGGCCGCCCGGTGCCGTAGCCGATACGAAGGCTAGGGGCTGGGGGGTCAGGCTGAAGGTGGTGCCTCCGATGAGGTTCCCGGCACTGCCGGTGGTCGTGGCGCTGACCACGACATCGGCATAGCTGGCCGTGGCGACAATGGTCGTGTCGGCGATGCTGACATACTGGATCGTGCCACTGCCCACCGGCGAAAAGACGCTACCGGCGGGGATGAGGGTGTCGGTGGAGATAGGCGTGATGGCAACGCGGATCAGGCCGCCGGCTGCCGAGGCTGCCAGCGGCTCGAATGCGAAGGTCCGATAGGTCGCCACCGGGATGGCCTCCCGGATGCCAACGAACATCATCTGATAGAGCTGGTCGATCTCCTGCGCCACGGCTTCGAGCATGCTGCGCACCACGCTGCCGACATTGAAATCGGTCACGCGCGTCTGGGCCGCGCGCATCCAGTTCAGCATGGAGGCCGTGACGGAGGCGAAGTCTTTGATCTGGAATGCCATGGTCAGGCCTCAGCGCTGATGGTGGTGATGGCGGCAGAGCCGATGGGCGTTACGCTGGCCTGGATCGGCACGCGGTCGCCGGCGGCGGCGACGGCGACACTGCCCACCGCCTGAACACGCGGATCCTGCTGAAGCGCCTGGCGGACGGAGCGCCCTGCCAGGGCAGTGCCGGTCGGGCCATTCACCTTGCCGATTATGGCGCGCACGCCACAGCCATAGGAGGGATGGAATGGCAGTTCGCTCAGCTCGGTGGTCAGCCGGCGTGCCAGTGAGGCCGCGAAATTGTCCAGGCCACTGACGGTGGCATAGTCGCCGTTCTCGACGGTCAGGCGCCCTGCGGTCAGTGCCAGGTCGGTCAGAAACACCTCCTCCGGCGCCGTCTGGGCATCGGCCGAGGCGGTGGCGGCGAACACGCGGAGGGAGGCGCCGTAGGCGAGCACGCGCCCGCCGCTGGCAGTGACTTCTGCCGGGTCTCCGGAGAGATAGGGCGGCACCAGGTCGTTCAGGCTGGCCAGATCCGCCCAGCGCGACGCATTGCCCAGGTAGCGCAGCGCGATCGCCTGCAGGGTGTCGCCGTGCCGGATCTGCACGAAGCGCCATCCGGCTGCATAGCGGGTGGAAGAGTAGCTGCCGCTCATGCAGCTGCCTCGGTGGCGATGCTCGCGCCGGCCTGCACGTCGGTCAGCGCGTCTGCCAGCTGGTTGTCGTTCAGCGGGTGCAGCACCGGATCTGAGCTGGCGAGCGTGATGAGGCCGGCGCGCGCGGCCGGGCTCAGGGAGATGCCCAGCGCCGATGCTTCGGGGTTGGAGAGGCTGTCCCAGGCGCTGGTGGTGGTGAAGATGCTGGCTGGGCGGCCGCCGCTGATGGAAGAGCAGTCGGAGGCGCCATAGAAGCCGGTGTAGTCGCCGTAGGCCAGACGGGTGGACCGCGCGCGCAGCAGCCAGCACAGCAGGTTGCTGAAGGCGCTGCCGGCGCCCATCACATCGTTCCGGATGGCCGCCGGCAGCGAAGTGACGGCTGCCAGCGTGTGGAACAGGTTAATGCCAGCCCGGGCGAGCATGACCGGCACAGCGAGCACGGAGGACACCAGGTTGCGCACGGAACGCACCACGCCCACGACCGCCGTGAACACGCGGTTCGCGAGGGCCAGGAAGTCACGGACCGGTGCGATGAGGGTGGTCTGCACCCACGCGCTGGCGCGGGCGATGGCCGCGCGCACCGCGCTGATGGACTGCACCACGGAGGTGAAGAAGCCGCCCTCCTCGCCCGGCGCGTTCTGCGCGTCGCCTCCTTGCAGGAACTGGATCTGCCCGGCGTTCTGGTCCACGACCGTCATGTTGAGCTGATACTGGATCAGCAGCGGTCGCGACTTCGAGCGGCGCAGGGTCAGCACCATCGGCGCCACCTCAACCACGAAGTCGGACAGGGCATCCGTGTAGATCAGCTTGATGGTGGAGGGATCACGCCCTTCCTGCACCGCCTGCTTGCGCAGGCTGGCCCAGCGGTTCCACACCTGATCGCGCAGCGCGACCCATCGTGCCTCGCCATTGCCATCGGCTCCACCGCGCCAGCCGGTGTGGCCGGCGATGTTGATGACGGGGAGGCTCTGACCGAAGCTGTCCACGAAGGCGCCGCCCAGGGTGTGGTGGACGGTGGTGCGCATCTGGTCCGTGCGCGTCATGTCCTCGGGGCGCAGGCCGAGCGTGACGGACGCGACGATGGAACCGTTGTCTTCGAGGGTGAAGCCGATAGGCCGGTTCTTCTGGGACGGGGGCGTGCCCCCTGCCCCGAACAGCGCCGATGCCGCGCTGGCGGTGCTGCTCAGGTTGTTCGCGGCATTGATGAGGGAGCCAGACATGCCCCCAGGATGCTGTCACGACGACTGGCTATTATCAGCGGCGCTCAGACGGGCGTGTCTTCCCTCTGCTTCGGTCAGGCTGAGCAGGGCAGCGAGATCACGACGAGTTGCGTGTAGATATTCCTGCTGAACGTCCGAAAGAGGTTCATCAAGAGCCATACTGTCGATGTCATTCATGACACGACACAGGCGTGCGTAGATGCCAAACAGGGTGCTGGCGGTGGTGGTGGTGATGCTGTTTTCGAGGTCGATCAGTTCGTCGGCGGAGAGTTGCGGGGCCTCCTGATACGCTGCCTCAGCGTTGCGCAAGAGCATGAGTACAGGATCCAGGCTTTCTTTAAACGAGAGGCGGATTTCTACGGGCCCTGACTGGCTGATGTTCTGAGGGGGGATGCTCATGGCGGCGGCTAAACCTGTCTTTTGTTTGGGGGATTGAAATGGTGCGGTCCAGTCTCAACGATGGCGGTCCCTCATCCGAGCCCGCGCGCAACAAACGTGAACCACAAGTCATAAAAAGGTCCACCTAAAATCGGAAAATTATCCCCTTCATGAACTGATTTTAAGGGAATAAAATCTCTCATTCCGCTGTAGCGTATGGCGCGAAACCGTTGAAAGCCTGCGCTGCACGGCGATGGATATCATCCAAACTGATGAGAACAATCAATGAACAGTCAGTAACGCCCCCCCCCCCGATCAACATCCTCCCATCTCACCTTCCGCGGTATTGCCGTCTGGCAGCGTTCCGGCGGAATATCCCACCATGCTCAGGACGCGAGAGATGATGCGCCGCACCACCACCATCATGATGGCCGTTATCGCCATCGCAGCAGCCGCCACCAGCGGTATTGCGGCCGCCCAGCAGCGAAGCTGGTTTGTCGCCAATGGCAGCTTCTCGCGCTGCATCGAAAGCCGCGGGCCGGGGGCCAGGATGGCAGAGCTGCGTCAGGTCGGTCGCTATTTCACCGCCACAGATCATGGGCCAACGGATGCGCCGACGCAGGTGGATGTGGAATCCCCGGACGGCCGCGGCGACACCACCACCTGGTCGTATTTTCGCAGCCGCGAGGCCTGCGAAGCCGAGTTGCCGGGCAACCAGCCGATCGCGGAGCGCTACCGCTAGATTGGAGTTCCCGTGTTGGAACTGCCGCCCTGCACGCCGCCATGACGATGGCCCTGCAGGCTGATAGATCCGGCCTTCACATCGCCTGCTGCCTCGATCGAGCCGGTGAACTTCGCCAGCGGGACATCGAACGTAGCCTCGCCCATCGCCTTCACGGTCAGCTTTCCATCCGTGCCGATGATGATGCTGGCGCCTGACGGCATGGCAACGTGCAGCCCGACCTGTGCCGCGGCCGTCGCGCCCTGGTGGCGCCACTGGCCATCCACATCGCCGCCCACCGGGTTGGTCGGGGTCAAGTTGGGCCCGAACACGACCACGGCGCCGCTGGGATGTCCGATGGTCACGGTGCCATCGGGGGCGATCATGCTCCATGCACCGCTGCTGTGGCGCGTCACCTGGCGTCCCGGCTCGGCGTTCAGCACCGCATTGATCTGGGGGAACAGGAAGCCGACGCACACCCAGTTCCCGCCGCCGGTCGGTGCCAGCAGCGCCACCGCGTCGTTGGTGCCGCGCGCCGGGATGTTCCAGCGGGCCTCCCCTGCGGGCGCATCCACCGGGGGCAGGTTGCTGGTGCCGGTGGTGGTGCTGGCCCCCTGGGCGATCACCTGCACGCCCACACACCGCTGGCCGGTGCGGTTGATGATGCAGTCGATGCTGTGATCCTCGGGGTGGATCGCGACGACGCGCGCGGTTTCGATCATGATGGTCTCAGCTGATGGATGCGCTGGGCTGCGCCGTGGTGGAAGGAAGCGCCCCGCCTTCTGTCAGCGGGCTGGCGCCGCAGGCGGGC